TATTGACAAGAAATTCTATGTTGAGTTAAATAATGCTCTTCTGAGTTTAGCTAAGGCTGCTGTAACATCTAATGACAAAAAAATAATTAGCTTCTTGATAGAGTCCAAAAAGGATATAGAGTCTGGGATGAAAAAGATAATGGATTCTTTAAAAATAACGGAATCTGAAGCAAAAGCATTAGGACTTATTGATGCCGAATATGATGACTTAAAAAAACTAAAGAAAAAAGAGATTGCTGGATATTTAATAAGTTTAGGTATTAAAAAGAAAGATGCTGAATCTGCTGTTAAGAGTTCTGGAATAGGAAAATAAAATGGTTGATAAAAATTTTAATTTCAAAGAGATGATGGCTTCTTTAAAGAAAGAAGAAAAGAAAGAAAATATAGAGGCTTTAACTGAAGCTAAAATTTCTGGTCTAGACGATGAAGACATAAAAACTTTGGTTGGTTTAGTTGCATTAGTTAATGCTGATAAAAAGTTATTAAATAAATGGAGTACAAAACCAGAAGAACAAGCTAGAGTAAAAAAGATATGGAATGTTCTCCGTAAAATGTTGTAAAGCGTTGTAAAGAAACATTAAATGTTAAAAATATTATTTCACTTTTAAAAATGAATACATAAGGAGTAAATGGATATGAGTATTGACGCCTTTAAAGCTGCATTTCAATATGGTGTACGACCTAATTTATATAAGATGGAAATTTTCGGTCTTCCAGAAAAATTACGATATCTTTGTAAAGCAACACAACTTCCTGGAAAAACTATCGGAATTGTAGAAGTTCCATATTTAAATCAAAAAGCAAAACTTGCAGGTGATGCAACGTTCGAAGATTTAACAGTTACAATTCTTTTAGATAACGATTTTTCTGTTAGGAATGAAATTGAAGCTTGGATGGAACAAATTCGAGCAAATGCTTCTATTGATGGAGCTGAACCTTCTATTTATCAACAAATTGGAAGTGTCATTCAATTAGATAATAAGAATACTGAAATAGCTCAATATGATTATAACGGAATTTGGCCTAATTCATTAGCGCCATTGGATTTAGCATTCGAAACAGCAGATACTATCGCTGAATATACAGTAACATTCTCATATGATTATTGGACAAGAATTAAATAATAAAATTATATTTGTTTATTAAAAAAATTCGGGACAGCATAGATTTATGTTGTCCCGTTTTAGTAAATAGTTATAAAATCAATAGAATGGAAATATAGATATGACTAAACCTCTTGATGATTTAAAAACAAAATTTTCAGATTTCTTAAGACCTAACATATATGTAATTTACATTACGCCTAATAAACCTTTTTATCAGCAAGATACAAATTTAATAGGAATTCTTTGCCATGAAGCAACATTTCCATTTTATACTTTTACAACTAACTCTTTTTTCTATAATAATGTTGAGACTCACTTATTAAATAAAATTGATTATGACCCTGCTACATTCAACTTTTATGTAGATAAAGATAATGTTATCCTTGGGTTTTTTGATGCATGGTTTAAACAGATGATAAATGAGGATCATCAATTTGGTTATTATGATGATTATATTTCAACAATAGATATCGAAATGTATGATAGAAGATTTCAATTAGCTGCTAAAGCAACGCTAAGAGATGCATTTCCAATAAATTTAGAATCAATGAATTTAGCATATGCCCAAAATGATACCATTACAAATTTGCAAGTTTCTTTCCAATTTAAACAAATAGAATATACATTTCAAAGAACAAACAAACAAGATTTTAACGATAAACGTGGAACAGAAAGACGTACTCCAATAGATATTGTTAAAGGAATTAATATAATAACTAAAATGATAGATAAAGAACCTGTTAAAAATTTAAAAACATATGATATTGTAGCAAAAGCAAAAGTATTATTTGGTTAATAATATAAAGGAGACTGAATGAAATGAAATCTTTACCAAACATTGATATATTACCGACTCATGAAGTAAAATTACCAGTATTAAATAAGAAAGTTAATTTTGCACCATTTAATATTGAACAAGAAAAATCACTTATCACTGCTCTTGATGATGAAAACCCAAATGACATAATTAGAAATTATGAACAGGTTCTTAAAGCATGTCTTAAAAGTGATTTAGATTGGGATAATTTAAGTGTTGTTGATTATATTACTTTGGTGATTTGGATTAGAGCAAAAAGTAAAGGCGAGTCAATTGACTTAGTAAAGAAGGAATGTGATGGATGTAAAAAACCTTTTGATTTTTCTGTTAAAATTGAAGACGCTATTAAGTTTAAAAACCTTGGTGTTATAAAGAAGATCGTTAAAATAACAGATGATTTAGCCTTTGAAATTGCACCACTAAATTATAAATTTCTTTTTGATATAGATAAAGTTACAAATGAGATGGATATGTATGCCCACACCGCAATACATTGTATCTCAAAAGTCTTTTGGCAGAAAGAAATTTATAAAGCCGAGCCTGAAGAATTAGAAGAAAAGGTTATCAAAAAACTAAGAAGAATGGACTTAGAGAAAATATTTAAGAAATATGGAGACTTAGTAACAGTATTTATGGAAGTTGAATATGTTTGTCCTATGTGTGGTAAGAAAGAAAAGGTCGTAATAAATAACTTCCTAAAATCATTAAAGTGATTGGGCACTACAATAATATGATTAATTATTATAAGGATATCCACCGTTTAAAAAAATATGGTAGTTATTCGATTTTAGAAATAAACATTATGATTCCATATGAATTAGATATTTATGCTTTACAAGTTTTAAAAGATATACAGGAAGAAAATGCCAGACGAAAATAACGATACTCAGAAAAAAATAGCCGACAAAGAGCAAAAAAATGTCTTTGATAGGATTTATCAGCAGTTAGTAATGCTAAATCAAAGTCAGACAAAAGTCAGTGACAGTCTAAAGAAGCAACAAGTTCAAGATTTAAAAGAGAAGACACAAGAACCTGCCGAACCTCAAAAGGAGATGCAAGAAGTTCTCGCTGCTGATGATGAAAAACAGATGAGTGCTCTCCGTAAAACTTTTGAGAAATCTTTTGGATCTATTAAAGAATCTTTTTCGCCTGGCGGATTATTAAAGGGGTTTGGTCTATTAAGTGGGTCACCGATTTTCATGCTTCTTGGAGATAAATTTGATGATCTTATCGGTCAATACAGTGAATTTAGATAAGAAAATAAAGAAGCAGCTGATCTTCAAGAAGAAGCAAATCAAGAATCTTTTATGCAGGAAGATATCAGAGATAAAGAACTTGAACTTGCTGAGAGACAAAATGAGTTATTAGAAGATATCAGAGATAAAGAAGCTGATGATGATGATAAAAAAGGCGGGTTAAGCGGAATATTAGGTGGAATAGCCGGTATATTCTCAACCATTTTACCTAAGAGTCTTGGAAAAATATTTGGTAAAGGTTTATTTAAAGGAGCTGGAAAAGGTTTAGGAAAAGGATTAAAAATTTTAAAAGGTGGAGCAAAAATTTTAGGAAAATTAGCTTTACCTTTAGCTGCGATAATTAGTGCATTTGATTTCTTTAAAGGCTTTAAGAGTGGAGAAGAAATAACCGGACGAAAAGGATTAGCAGCAAAAATTCAAGGTGGGTTTTCTAATGTTATATCTGGATTAACATTTGGTTTAGTTGATCCGAAAGTAATATCACAGGGAATAGATAGTATAATGGAAAAATTAAAAGAGTTTTTCAGAGCTCCAATAGAAATGATTAAAGGTTTCTTTTCTAGTGAAGCTTTTCAAGAAAAATTTTCTAGTATATCTGAATTTATTACAGGTGCCTTTGATGCTATTTTCGTAAAACCATTTGAATTTATAAAAGAGTTATTTAATCTCGATAATATTAAAGAAAAAATTGCTACTTTTACTGCTGCAATAAAAGAAAGAATTGCTAATTTTATAGATATTATAACTAATCCTATTAGTGCAATTAAACATGGTTTATCATTTATTGCAGAAAAATTTGGACTTGGTGAAGCAAAGCAATTTGCCCCAACAACAGATGAATTTGGTGGCGAAGACCCATTTGGTAGTGTTAGTACAAATAAAAGACAAAATTCTTCTTTAGATAATATAGCCACTACCATAGTTGAACAAAGAAAAACATCAGAAATAAATGAAGCT